GTGACGTCGCCGAGCGAGGCCAGGGTGCCGGCCGCGATCATCTGGTCGAGACGCCACCAGGCCGCCGAGGTCAGGCCGGTCGCGGCCCCGAACTCAGCGTTGGTGGCAGGCCAGGGCGCGATCAGCTCCACGCCGTCGATCGTGACGTTGTCGGCGACGACGTCGCCGTAGTGCGTGCCGGTCGTGTTGCCGGTCAGCGGGCCGACGAGGGCGCCCGCGGTGACGGTGCCGGTGACCGCCAGGTCAGACAGCGAGATCCGCCCGCCCCGCCGCGAGTAGCTGCCGCCGTAGCCGCTCATGGCGTGCCGTCCAGCGGGGTGACGACGTACGTGACGGTGCCGGTCGTCAGCGTGCCGGTGATGCCGATGTGCGAGAAGCAGGCCGCGATGTCGCGCAGCGGCTCGGCGAAGCCGCGCGTGGCCGAGAGCGTGACGTCGAGCCCCTCGTTGAGCGGCGCGATCACGACCGCGCAGTCCAGGTCGCGGTCCCATCCCCACACGAACCCGCCCGACAAGATCTGCGTCGCCGGCTCGGTCGTGCTCCCCTTGATCGCGAGCTTGGCGTCGCGCGGGAACCAGGTGTCCTGCCACGTCGCGAGGTCGAGCATCGACGCCTTTACCGGCGGGGCGACGGCCAGCGTCGCGACGCTGACCGCGGTCGCGGTCTGCGCCTTGGCCGAGATCAGGACCGAGGTGGTTTCCACGCGCCGACGATGTGTCAGCGACGGATCACCGCCCACAAACGAGCGGTTCCGACAACGCGCCAGCGGCCCGCTTGCGCCCTTCGGAGCGCCGGGCGACTACTCGCCGCGCGGGGAGTCGAGGCGCGCGCGGATGACCGCCAGCGCCGCCAGCGCGTCGGCCTTGCGCTGGCGCAGGTCGGCCGCCTCCATCGAATCGGCGGGAACCATGCGGGCCTCGGCATCGAGCTTCGCCAGCAGCATCACGAGCATGTCGGACAGCCGGCGGTTCCGCTCGGCCTCGAGCCGTTGCCGCTCGGCCGGGCTCGGCTCAGGCGCTGGTGGGGCGGCAGGCGCGGCAGATCCGCAGCCGATGACCAGGGCGAGTAGCGCGGCGGTCGGCCTCATGGTGCCGATGGTCGCACGGACGCGACGGCTTCGGATCGCGACATCCCGCGCGCCTTGATCGCGTCCGGCCGATGCCGCGTTGCCAGGATGGCGGCGATCACGCCGATGCCTGTGAGGGCCAGCAGCGCTACCAGCCACAGCGCCATCGCCGGCAGGAGCAGGGCGGCGCGCACCGATGGCTCGACGTCGGCGCCGCCGCCGCGGGCGAGCTCGATGCCGCCGAACGTTGCCCCGAGCACGACGAGCAGCAGGGTCATCATCACGGCGCCGGCGATCTGGGACATGGGCCGAAGCTCGCACGCCAGCGCTGCGACGTGCATCACACCGCCGGGGTGATGCGACGGAGCGTTGGCGCAGCGGAGACGGGCACTTGCAGTGCCAGGCCTTGACGACGATCCCGGCCGGCCCCCACCCTGTAGGCCGTGATCAAGCTGCGGCTGTTGCTGGTGGCGCTCCTGGGCGCCGGTGCTGCGTGTTCCGACCCGACTTCCGAGCCGCCTGCCGATGGCGGCGTGGATGCGACCGAGGTGGACGCACCGATCGACGCCGTCCCCATCGACGCGGACCTCGATGCCATCGACGCGCCGACGCCGATCGATGGCCCGCCGACGTCCTGCCCGCCCGCCGATCCGCCAGCGACGCCGCCCGGCACCCCGCCGACCGGAACGTGGCGCGGCACCTGGCACTGCGTCAGCGAGTGCGCGCTGCCGTCGCAGTCGCCGCTCACCGCCACGACCACGCTGGTCGTCGGCGCCGGCCAGCTGACATGGCGCCCGCCGTCGGGAGCCGCGATCGTGGCGCCCGCGTCGACCGCGGGAGGGTGCCTCGTCGTGGCCGCCAGTGAGACGCCGTGCGCCTCGAGCTACGCGGTCTGCCAGAGCTCGATCTCGACGATGTGTGGCGGCAACCCCTGCGTCTACGTCCAGTTCGCTTCGTTCCTCACGCCCGCCGGGCGGTGGCAGGTCTGGGAGTTCCGCGGCGTCCGCTGATCACGGCCGGTCGTACTCGACCGTAGCCATGTAGAAGGCGTCGGCGGCGTTCCCGATCGAGGCCTCGATGATGTACTGGTAGCCGGCGGCGATCGTGTGGTTGATGTCCGAGCCGCCGCTATCGATCACGCTCTCGGTGTCGGTCGTCCCGGACCCGATCGACACCGACGCGATCGCCGCACCGAGCGTGGCGTAGTCGAGGCGCTTGAGCGCGTAGATCGGCGTGCCGCCGCCGCGCTTGTGCCGGATCGTGATCTTCTTGATGCGGTCGCCCTCGTGCAGCGGGATCGGCAGGTACACGGTACCCGCCGCGCCGCCCGACCAGTAGCCGCCCGACCAGGTCGCGGTTCCGCTCGAGAGCTGGCCCAGCGACGACGGCAGCTGCAGCCGGCGCTTCGGCAGCGAGATCGACGTGGCGCCGTTGAGGTTCGCGGCGCCGGTGGTGAGCGTGAAGCCGTTGCTCGCGGTCAGCGTCGACGCCACCGACAGCGTGCTCGACAACGCGACAGCGCCCGTCACGCCCAGCGTGCTCGAGCAGGTGACCGCGCCGGTGACGCCGACGGTGCCGCCGAAGGTGTGGTTGCCGGTGAACGCGCCGTCGCTGAGGTACTGGCACCACTCGCCGTACAGCTTCATGCGGTGGTTGAGGTAGCTCGACGCGGGGCGCTCTCCGTTCGTCCACCCGAGGACGATCTTCGGCGCGGTCGGCGCGGTGTTGTTCGCGCCGCCAGTGTTCCAGGTGGGGACGAGGCTGGGCTTGGTGGCCATCTGCTACTCCAGTGCCGTGGCGAAGGCGCCGCCGGTCACGGCCGGCGTGCCGACCGTGCTGATGTTGACGGGGCCGAAGTTGTCAGCGGCGACGTCGCCGAGCAGCGAGATCGGGATCGTCGACGCCGCGGCGACGTACAGCCAGGCCGAGTTCCCGATCTTGCCCTCGAGGTCGGTCATCGAGGTGACGCCCGGCTCGAAGTGGTAGACGATCGAGACGGGGCCATCGTCGAACGTGCCGGTGCCCCCGCCGTCGTCGACGAACTGCAGCGTGAGCGCGGCGGCGTCGACCTCGGATACCTCGGGCCGGATGCCGATCACGGTGTCGTAACCCGCGCCGCCCGTGAGGACCGTGGCCAGGTCGAGCGTGATCGTGGCCGGGAAGCCCAGCCCGGCCGGGCCGTCGAACGTGAACGCGTCATCATCGGCGACGGTCGCGTACTCGGTCACGCCGCGCACGCCAGCGCTGGTGGCCTTGCGCACGAACGCGGCGAGGTCGGTCGCGGTCGCGTCGGGCACGGCCGCGGCGTGCAGCCTGAGCACGTAGGACGCGATGCCCTCGTTCTCGAGGCTGATGCTGGCGGCGCTGTCGTTCACGACCAGCCGGGCCAGGCGCAGGATGTCGCCGACGAGCCCCATGCTTCGGTTCGTGGCCACCTTCGCCCTGATCCTCCGCCGGTAGTCGACATCGCTCGCCCCGCCCCGCGGCTGCGCCACCAGCCCGCCGATCTGGTCGAGCTGCGCGCCGGTCGCGTCGTCGATCGCGTTGCTGGCGAGCATCGCCAGCCACATGTCCTCGACCTCCTGGACCTCGGCCGCGACCGCGCCGAGCAGCTCGAGCCACCGCGTCTTGCGCAGGTAGCCCGGCAGCCGGGCCGCCGCCGAGGCGACGCGGTCGATGCGGGCCAGGCTCACGGCGTGCCGTCCGAGGTGGTGACGGTGATCCGGCCGGTGTCGAACACGGCACGCTGCCGCGTCGAGATCGCGATCGTCGTCGAGACCGCCGGCGCCGGCGCGGTGCCGATGTAGCAGGCGGTGACCTCGAGCACGCCGGCGACGCCTTCGGCCTGGGCTGCGACCTTGCTCGACCGCACGTTCCAGCCCGTCGGTCGGCTGTCGCCGTACGCGACGATCGCGTCCTTGACCTCGTCGTCGCCGTCGGTCGGGTACGTCTCGGGGTCGGCGTCGTCGTGGGCGATCTTGACCAGCGTGACCGCGACGTAGATGTTGACCTCGGTCGGCCGCGAGAACTCCACGGCGTGGCTGACGCCCTCGTCGTCGTCAGCGGTACCGACGACCGCGCCGGCCCCCGAGCTGTGGGTGGCGATGCCGGCCGCGATGCACTCGGCCAGCAGCGCGTCGAGGATGTCCTGGTCGGCGCCGCCGGTGACGAGGCACTCGACCGCGTGCGGCGGCACGCCGTCGCCGTCGGTGACGTCGGTGTTGTTGTAGAACACGGTCACCGACGTCACGTCGGTCACGCGGAGCAGCGTCTGCCGGATCGCATCGGGCACCGTCGCGCCGGCGCGGAACACGTCGGCTTCCGCGACCTGCCGGGCCTCGGCGTCGGTGCCGCGGTCGCGCCCCGGGGTGGCGTCGAGCAGGTTGATCACGCCCTGCCACCCGCTGACCAGCGTCTCCATCACGGTCAGATCTCCCGACGTCGCGAGGATGGCGCCCGTCTCGACCGACCGCGCGGCGACGTCGGCCACGGCGGCGCCCGGGCCCAGGTAGCGCCAGTGGACCGTCCCGTCGGTGATGTCGGCGGCCGTCGTGGTGGGACCGCCGCTGCCAGCGCTGGTGCCGGCGGTGATGCACACGTAGCTGTTGCCGCCGTTCGAGCGCCGGTCGCCGAGCACGTAGGCCGTGGTGTTGGCCCAGGCGGTGAGCGCGGCCAGGGTGCCCGACGCGGTCGTCTCGAAGCGGTCGCCGAGCGACAGGGTCTTGGCGACGCTGCCGCTGGCCACCACGGTCGCGGCGGTGCCGGTGAGCGTCAGCGTGACCGTCGACCGCTCGGCCTCGGGCCACTGCGAGCCGGTGAGCAGGAGCAGCGCGGCGAGGGCCTGGCCGGTGGCGCTGTCGCGGTCGCGGCTCTTGTAGACGGCCTGGCCGAGCTGCCACCCGCCCTCGCTGATCTCGCGCGCGAGCGTCCGCAGCAGCTGGCCGTCGGGGCTGTCGACGGTGAAGTCGTAGCTGGCGCCCCAGGTCGGGCGCAGCCGGGCGATCATCGACTCGAGGATCTGGTCCTCGGTCTTGAGCAGGAAGCCCTCGGGGAGCACGCCGAACTCGGCCACGTCAGACCTCCACTGTGGCGACGGAGGTGTCGCCGAAGATCGTGCTGACCTGGTAGGTGATGCGGCAGGACCGCGTGCGGTTATCGAAGGCGATGTCGAGGCGGCCGATCTTGAGCACGCCCGGCGTCGACAGCAGCGCCGCCGCGTACGCGGTGCGCGCGCGACTCTCGTTGAACGCCTGGCCGAGCAGCGCGTCGCGCGCGGTCACGTAGTCGTTCTCGAGGTAGGGCACGCCGGCGGCGCGGTCCCAGAAGAACTCGCCGCGGATCAGCTCGAGCCTGGCGCGGATGCCGGCGGCCACGCCCTCGAGCCCAGAGACGAACTGCGAGCGCCCCGCGCTGATGTCGAGGTCGCCGTCGGCGGTCAGGCGTCGGGCCACTGCGTCGGTGGAGAGCACGCCCCACCTTCACCGCGCCGCGCCGCGCCGACGAGAAAGCGGCCGGGCTACTCGACGCGGACCTTGCTGGCGCCCGGCGCCGACCACGCCGCGAACACAGCCTTGAGCGACTCCCCGCCATCGCCGGCGACCGGGATCCAAGCGGCGATCGCCGCCTTGAGCGCCGCCACCTCGCTGGCCAGGGTCGGCGCGATCACTGCCGCCGGGCCGCCGGCCCGGATCAGCCCGCCGGTCGGTGCGTGCAGCACCCGCGCGTCGGTCGGGGCCGTGGTGCCCGGCGCCGTCGATCCACCGAAGCTGTGGCCACCGGGCACCGCGAACGCACTGGTCGCGTCGTGGCGCCGCGTGTCCTGGGGCTCGACGTCCTTGCCGCCGATCGACAGCCAGCGGTCCATGGCGGCGCTGGTGAAGTGCAGCAGCACCAGCGACCCGACCTCGATCGGGAACGTGTCCCGATAGCCGCCGCTGCCCATGAAGACCACTGGCGCGTTGCTCACCACCGGCAGCCGGTCGACGATCGTCTCGCCGTCCTCGCCCTGGCGCTCGCGCATGATTGTCGGCTGCGCGTCGACGCACTGTCGGGTCGCGTCGTAGCGCTCCACGACGGCCGGCAGGGTGACGTACATGCCGTCGACGAGCCCGGACGCGGAGCGGCGCATCAGGTCGACGAGCAGGCCGGCGGGGTCGTCGGTCACAGGGGCTTGGCCTCGAGCTCGGTCATCATGTCGCCGTCCATGTTGCAGCCGGTGTGCGTCACCGCCTCGCACCGGAAGCGGCCGTTGACGGTGAGCGACCGCACCGCGAGCAGCCGGCCCGGCTGGATCTCCGGGTAGACCAGGCACCGCGCCGACAGCTTCGGCCGGCCGCCGGGCTTGTCGGGCGCGCCCAGGCTCGGGCTGCCGATCAGCCCAGCCGCCTGGTCCAGCACCAGCGCGTCACCGGGGCGCACCGCGACCGGGTCCAGGATGACCAGCTCGCCATCCTGGATCGACCAGGCCAGGCCCAGCGGCTCGAGGAGCGTGGTCATCTCGGCGGCGGCGCGGCCGAACAGGGCGACGCCGTGGACGAACTGCTTGGCCAGGTCGGTGCGCGTCGTCACCACCGCCGGCACCTGCAGGCCCAGCGCGGTGGCAGCCTCGCGCACCGCCTGCAGCACCGTCGTCCCGGCCACCAGGGAGCGGTTCACGACCGCGTGCTTGAACGCCCGCGAGCCGTCGGCGCCAACCAGCGTGGTGGTCCAGGTGACGCCGTCCTTGTCGTGGGTCGCGTGGGTCAGGTCGCCGACCCAGAGCTGGCGCAGCCGGCCGTTGTAGCCGACCTCGAGCGCCATCCGCTTCGGCAGCCGGCCCACCTCGGCGCGGCTCGTCTCGGCGAGGTTGTTGATGCTGATTGTCGCCGCGTTCGGCTTGCTGGTGCCGTCCTTCTTCACCGACCAGGTGATGCGCAGGTTCTCGACGACGAGCGCGTTGGGCACGACGGCGCCGAAGAACGCGCCGAGGCGCGTCGTCGGATCGGGGCGCGGCGTCCAGATCGTCAGGCGCGCCCCGCGGATGTAGGCCGCGCGGTCGGTCACGCGCCCCCGGCGGCGACGATCGCGGCCGCCATCTCGGCCTGGGTGACGTGCATGACGATCACGCGGTCGCCGAGGTCGTCGAAGGTCGCGTCGCGGTTCTCGCCCGAGCGGTCGATCGCGACGAGCAGCCCCTGGCGGGTCAGCGGGTGGTCGTGGGTGCGGCCCAGGTTGGTGCCGAGCACGACCTTGATGCCGTACGCGACCGGCGTGCGGTCGCCGCCGTCGTAGACGTCGAGGTACCAGGCCTCGTCGCGATCGTTCCAGTAGACCCGGACGAAGTACGGCAGGTCGTCGAGCACCGTGTCGAACGTGTACTCCGTCACCGACGGGATGAGCGGCAGGGTCTGCATCAGCGCGGCCCCGTGAACAGCTTGTCCCCGGCGCCGCCGAAGATCGTGTTGGTGACGTCGGCCTGGCGGTTCTGCGCCTCACCGTACTCCTGCAGCACCTGGAGCTCGGCCGGGGTCGCCGGCGTCGCGACGACACTGAGGTTGCCGCGGTTGGCGTAGACGCCGCGGCGTACCGCGCCGTACCGCGGGTCGTAGGCGAGCTGGCTCGACAGCGGCGCGGTGCCGGTGCCGGACCCGTCGAGCGCGCCGCCGGCGGACCGACTGGACTGCTGGTTGAAGTAGTCGGCCAGCTCCTGGTAGTTGAGCGCCACGCCGGTGTCGGCGAAGACGTAGATCGACTCGCCGTACCCGGCCCCCTCGCGCTTCCGCCGCGACACGACCTTGCGGCACTTCTTCGCGGCGTTGGCCGCGGGGTCACCGAGGATGACGACCAGGTCCGGGCACAGCCAGCCCGGCGGGCCGTCGCGCCACGCCGCCGGCCGGTGGCCGAGGTTGGCGGGGCCGCGCACGACCTCGCGCCGCACCTCCTCGATGCGCAGCTGGCGGAACTCGGCCTCCATCACCAGCGCGTCGCCGCTCTCGCTGTCGCGCGGCTCCGACAGCGACGCGAACACCATCAGCGGGTACGTACCGGTGACGCCCTCGACGGTGAACGGCCGGCGCGCCGCGCGCAGCTCGAGCAGGTACCGCTTCGCCTCGTTCGACGGGATCGTGTCCGCGCTGCGCTGCTTGGCCACCTCACCGATCGGGGTATCGCTGACGATGAATGTCATCGTCAGCACCGGCGTGGCGTTCTCGATGTGGTCCGAGGCCTTGCCGCCGCTCTCGATCGGGTAGTCGGTGACGGTCGTCTCGTAGCGGACTTCCTCCTCGAGGACACCGTCGACCACGAAGCCGTCGATCTTGCGCAGCGTCATGCGACCCCCGTGGCGGCCTCGCGCAGCGCCGCCGACAGCTCGCGCCGGACGTTGACTGCGACCTGCTGCTCGTCCTGCCCCGGCGCCGCGTTGACGGTGATGCCGGCGATGTTGTTGTTGACCGTCGCGCCGGCGCCGCGCGGCGCGATCGCCGCCGTCTTCTGGCCGCCGCCGATCATGCCGACCTCGGGGATGTCGGGCGCCAGCGGGATCTTGTTGTAGAGGCGGATGGCCTTGTTGATGACGCCGAGCAGGTCGTTGATGCGGTCGGTAAACCAGTCGACGACGGCGCCGAACGCCGAGCGGATGCCGCGGCCGACGTCAGCGAAGAAGCCGCCGATCGCCCGGCCCAGCGACTTGATCGCGTCCCACACCGCGGCGAACGCCCGGCCGATGGCCTTGGCGGCGCCGACGATCGCCGCCGCCGCCGCCACGAAGGCGTCGCCGATCGCCTCGCCAGCGGCCTCGGCCCCGTCGACGAGGATCGGGAACGCCTTGATGATGGCGTAGATGCCGAGCGCGGCCAGCGTCAGCGGCCAGAAGGCCAGCGCCAGCGCCGCCGCCACCGGCTTCCAGTTCTCGATCACCCAGCCCACCACGGTCGCGAGCCCACGGGCCAGGTAGCCGAGGCCCTGCAGGATGTACACGACACCCTTCCCGACGACGGTCAGCACCTCGACGATCGTCTCGCGGTTCTCGGTCAGCCACGCCGACAGTCCGCTCGCCAGCTCGGTGAGCAGCGGCACCAGCGCCGCGATCACCTGGTTGCGGATGCCGGCCAGCTGGTCGCCGAGCTTCGCCTGCTGGTCGCCGAGGTCGGCCAGGCCTTGCGCCGTGTCGCCGCTCATCACGACGCCCAGCCGCTGCGCCTCCGCCCGCAGCTCGCCGATGCCCTTGCTGCCCTTGTTGAGCAGCGGGATCAGCTTCGCGCCCGCGCCGCCGAACAGGTCGACGGCCAGCGCCGACTTCTTCGCGCCGTCGGGCATCGCCGCGAACTTGTCGGCGATCTCGCCGAGAGCCGCGTCGAGCGACGTCTTTCCGCTGCGCAGGTCGGAGGCGCTGACGCCCACCGCGCGCAGCGACGCTGCCGCGTCCTTGCCGCCCTTCTTCGCCGCGTCGACCTTGTCGGCGAGCTTGCCCAGGCCGCCCGTCAGCGTGTCGAGATCCGATCCGCTCTGCGACGCCGCGAAGCCGAGCTCTTGCACTGCTTCAACGCTGATGCCGAGGCGCGCGGCCGCGTCGTTGTAGTGGCCAGCCTCCGCCGCTGCCGCCTTGAACGCGCCGCTCACCTGGCCGACCACGGAGCTGACGATCGTGTAGCCCTTGAGCGCAACGCCCAGGCCGGCGTTGGCGATCTCGAGCGCCCGCCCCCACCCGCGCGTCGAGCCTGCTGCCCTGTCGGCCACCGTGGCGCCGCCGGCACCCGGCGCGCCGGGGCTGATGAGCGCCAGCGCCCGGGCCGGATCACCTCCCCCGCCCGGCCCGATGCCGCGGCCGCGCATCTCGGCGGCCAGCGACTCCGCCGCGGCCAGCTTCTTGGTGTCGGCCTCGAGCTGCTTGGTCGCCTCGCGCGACCGGTTCAGCTCGCTTTGGTAGCGGGCGATCGTCTCGAAGTCGACGTCCCAGCCCAGCGTGGCGGCCAGCTCGGCGATGTTCACCGGGCACCGTCCTGGCCCTCGCGCGCGACGTCGATCGCGTCGGCGGCGAGGTTCGCGAGCTCGAGCTGGTCGAAGGTCATGGCGTCGATCTCACCGAGGGTTGCCCAGCCGCGCTCGACCAGGCGGAACGCCGGCCAGCGCACGGCCACGTCGAGGTCGAGCGTCAGCTCGACGGAGTCTCGCCCTCCGCGTGGGCGGCGGGGCGGCCCCGCAACAGCCCACCGAAGGCGTCGGCCAAAGGGCCGGCGAAGTTGACCTCGACGGCGAGGTACACGAGACCCACGAGCAGCGCGTAGTCGTATCCGACCGCGGCGCCGACCGCCGCCTGGGTGTTGAGCTTGTGGTTCTTGCCGTCGACGATCACGGTGGTGCCGGCCAGTAGGTCGGCCACGAGCTGCGCGTCGCCAGCGATGGCGCTGACCACGTCGGGCAGCGCGTCGAGGAACGGCGCAGCGTCCGCCAGCAGCGCCGGCGACAGCGCGGCCAGCGGCGACAGCTTCCCCGCGGTGACCGCGGCCAGCTGGGACGGGGTCAGGCTCGCGGCGGCCTTGCTCAGCAGCGGCGCCCCGGCGGCGATCACGGGCTTGGCTGCGCGCAGCACGCGCGCGAACAGCGCCGACCCGGTCGGGAACGCCGGGAACGGGATCGAGGTCGCCTCGCAGCCGGCGACCTGCTTGGTGACGGGCATCGGGAGCGCCATGGTCAGCCCTCGATCCCGGCCTCGATGATGTCGACGTTCGTGAGCAGGAACGTCCAGGTGACGTCGCCGTGCTCCTTGGCGCGCTCGAAGTCGGCGGGCTTCTCGATCACCGCGTCGGGCGAGACGCACAGCGAGTTGCCGGCCAGGTCCTTGACGAAGAAGGCGCCGATGCCGCCCGTCTTCTCCTGCCACGCGACCGCCGCGGCGGACAGGTACGCGTTGACCGCGCTGGCGCGCTGCACTGTCAGCTCGGCCTTGCCGCTCTTGTCGTGGCCGCGGTTGATCACCGCCGCCCCATCGGAGGCCACCTTGAGCGTCGCCGCCGGCGCGTTGCGCATGACCTTGAGGAACGTGCCGTCGGCGATGCCCGCGTTGAGCGGGAAGCCGATGAACGAGATCTTGCAGTCGGTCGGGTCGTAGACCTTGGCCATGGTATCCTCGGGTCAGGTGGCGATCAGGTGGTGACGGTGCCGGTGGCGGTCAGGAAGACCATCGCCCCCACCCGCACGGCCGACCACGAAAGGCCCGTGTACTTCCGGCGCGACCGATCGGTCGTGCTCACGTCGGCGGCCTTGACCGCGGTGACCCGGATCGGCTCCTGGTAGATGCCGGCGGCCTTGGCCTGCTTGAGCCGCGCGCGCAGCACGCCCTCGGCCAGCGCGACGCCCTCGTCGCTGTACGGGACGAGCTGGTTCTGGCGGACCATGTCGAACAGGTCGGCCTCGATGTCGCTGTTGACGCTGTCGTCGTTGCGGATCACGTCCCACCACTCGCCCGAGGCCATCCGGCCCGGGGCGAAGTTGCCGACGCCGCCGACGTAGAAGTAGCCGTTGGCGCACTTGCCGGGCGCGGCCGCGGTGCCGATCAGGTTGCTGACCTGCGTCGAGGTCAGCGTCATCGGGGTCACGCCGACGAGCGCCTTGTGGGCGCGGGCGATCGAGCCCGGGTCGAGCCCCAGCGAGCGGCCCGCGACGGCGCCGCCGATGAACTCGGCCGGCCGGTTGTGCCCGTTGACCTGGGTGCGGGTGTAGCCCAGCCCGTGCAGCACGTTGGCGATGTCGTTGCCGGTAGTGCCGGCGTCGGTCCACGACAGCGTGTTGCAGGTGTCGGCCTGGTACGTGCGCGGCGGGCTCGCCGCCTCGATCCACGCCGCGGCCGCGGTGAGGTAGGCGGTCGAGTTGTATGCGGTGTGCAGCTCGTACCAGCCGTCGCCGTTGCCGGCCGCGGCGATCGCGGTCAGGTCGGCGGCGACGCCGGGGTCCGTGTGGGTGAGCGCGAGCACGAACTGGCTCGGCAGGATCTCGATCGAGAACCACTCGCCGGTCGCCGAGCCGGTCACCGTGAAGGTGTCGGTGTCGCCGGTGCCGGTGACCTGGGCCGCGGTGTAGTTCTTCCCGACGACGCTGTTGAGGCGGTCGACCAGCAGCGCGACGAGCACGTCGTTGACCGTGCGCCGCACCGTGTGGGTGCCGGTGCCGTCGGTGGTGATGGCGACCGGGGTCAGCGCGATCGCGTTGGCGTAGCTACTCGCGAGCCGGAACGTGTCCGCGGTGAGCTTGATGATCCAGTAGTTGGTGTCGACCGCGGTCCCGGCCGGCAGCCCGCCGCCGCTGTTGGTCAGGCGGTACGGGCCGTCCCCCGTCGCCATGCCGTGCGCGACCGCGGTGAACGTCTCGCTGGCGTTGGCGACCGCCGACACGGTGACGTCGGTCAGCGGCAGCGGGATCTCGATGTCGGTCGTGGTGACGCCGTCGCCGCGGACCTTGCAGGTGTAGGTCTCGCCCGGCGTCAGCGCGTAGACCGAGCCGGTGTAGAGCATCGTCGGCGCGCTCGAGCCGCGGAGGATCGCGATCCGCTCGGGCACGGGGTCGGCCTGCGAGAACACCGCGGTCGCCCACAGGTACTCGGGGCCGGTCAGCGACGGGAAGTCGGCGGCTACCTCGTCGACCGAGGCGTAGAACCGCGTGCGGTCGGCGCCGAACGCGGTGGCGTTGTACGAGAGCAGCGCCGGGACACCGAAGGACGCGCGCGGCACGCCGACGGGCTGGGTGCTGATGATGCTGGTGACGAAGGGATTGAGGCCCATGGCTTGCTCCTGGTCAGGCGGTGACGGTGCCCGTGGCGGTCGCCGTCGCGATGATCGTCATCGTCTCGGTGATCGCCGGCGCGGCGAGGTGGACGCGCGCCTCGAGGACGGCGCGGGGCTCGAACGTGGCGCCGCCGTTGAGGGCGACGCTGAGGTCCCGGGTGGGGCCGATGACCGCCACGGCGAGGCCCTCGGCCTTGAGCGCCGCACGGACGCCGTCGAGCGCCAGCGCCGCGCGCAGCCGGTCGAGGTACGCGCTCGGCGCGGTGTCGCCGGTGGCAGCGCCGGCGTAGCACTGGATCGAGATCGTCGCGGTCCGGGTGCCGGTCGAGGTGGCGAGCAGCTCGGCCCCGGCCCGCACCGTCTCGGCGGTGTCGACGATCGTGTGCGCGCCGCTGCCGGCGTCGGCGATCGCGACCTCGACCAGGTCGATCGCGTCCAGGAAGGTCGCCGCCAGCTGCACCGTGTTCGCGTCGACCACGATCAGCCAGTAGTCGGTGGCCACGGCCAGGCCGCCGGGCGCCACGCCGGTCGTCTCGAGCCGCACCGGGCCGTCGCCGGTCGCGCGGCCGTGGGCGGTGATCGTCAGCGTGTCGGCGCCGGCGTTGACGGCGGCCACGGCCAGGTCGGCGAACGTGAGCGGATACGATGCGCGCTCCTGCCAGTCGGCGCCGCCGGCCTCGCGGCCGAGCTCGCTCAGCGACACCCAGGCGCCGGGCGCGGCCGGGCGCGGCACGGCCTGGCCCTGCTTGGCCCAGCGCACGCGGTCCGCCGCCAGCCCGGTGGCCGTGACGACCCAACCGTGGATGCCCTTCTCGAGCGTCACGCCGTGACCTTCTGGCGCGCGACCATCACGGCCCGGTGCGTGCCGCCGAAGGCGGTAGTGGTGGCCACGCCGATCACCGTCCAGTCCTCGCCGTCGATCGTGACGGTGTCGGCCGGCGGCCCGACGCGGAGGTCGGCGGTGGTCAGCAGCTTGCGGACGTCGTTGGCCGCGTAGCCCTCGGGCAGCGCCTGCAGGTCGCGGCCCTTGAGCGGCCGCAGGATCGCCGGCCCGGTCGTCGACGACGTCGCGGCACCGAGCGTGGCCACGCCGTCGGTGAACGTCGGCGCGGCGCGGCGCGTCCAGACGTACCCGTACACCGGGTCGCCGGTGCGGAAGTCGGGGTCCGCCAGGATGTCGGTGAGCGCGCTCATGCGGCGACAGCCTCCGGCGGCGTCGCGACCGCGCCCGCGGCGCCCTTGGCGACAACCTGGTAGGCGATCGCGTTGATGAGCTGGCCGTGGTCGATCAGCGGCTTCGTCGACTTCTTGGCCAGGATCGTCTCGGTCGCCAGCGGCGGGTCGAGCCCGTCACGGATCGTCTGCCGGATCCACGCGATGCACTGCTCGCCGATCAGCTCGAGCCCGGCCGTGGCCGTCAGCTCGCCAGCGAGGATGCGCTTGAACACGCGCGCCTGCAGCGCGGCCAGATCGCCGCGGCGGGCCATCAGCGTCGAGCGGATAAACGACCGCTCGGGGATCTCGATGATGGCGCCACTCGGGTGCTTGATCGTCGCCCCGTACTCGTGGACCAGCGCGAGCTCGGCCAGCGTGAGCGACGACCCGGCCTCGAGCGCGCTGGCGCCCGGGCCGACGACGCCGATCATCAGCGTCAGGTTGGCCAGCTGGACCCACTCGCCCCGCATCTTGCGGAACGCGGTGTCGTCGTAGCGCACCATCAGATCACCAGCCCGGCGCGCGCGGCGCTGTTGCGGACGATCGCGAGGTACGCCTGGCCCCACGCGGTGCGGGCCAACATCGACGCGTCAGCGGTGCCCCAGACCGCGTAGCTCTTGCTCAGGCCGTCGGCGCTCATGCTCTGGACCGGCCCGCCGGCGCCGCTGGCGGCGTCGACCGCGAGCTGGCCGAAGTGGGCCGCGAGGTAGATGAACGCCCGCCGGTAGCGCGCGCTCGACTCCCCGCCCAGCATGGCCGGGTCGAGGTTCTCGGCGACGTCATCGAGGATCCCGTCCTGCGCGACGACGTTGAGGCTGGCGAGCCCCGGAGCTGGCGCGCCATCGACGATGTCAGACCAGCGGATGCTCACAGGGTGG